GGTACAGACTACGACTATGACGTACCTTCTAGTACTTCTGTTCGTATCACATCTCTAGCAGCACAAAACTTAAAGGTTAAGGTACTGTAAAGTACCTTTTCCTCTTTCATCTATAAAGGTAATGTAAATGGCAAAAAGTAAGGCAAGGAAAGTAGCTGACCTTATATCTACAGGTAGCCCTTTAGATGATGGTGAGATTACTGCTTCAGATATAGCTGATGTTACTGCTACCAGTGCAGAGTTAAACATCCTTGATGGTGTTACAGTTCATACATCCGACATCAACAACGTCACAGGTATTAACGCTGCTGTACAAGCTGCACTAGACTTAAAAGGTACAGTGTCTACTTTGTCTGACCTTAGTGTTACAGCTACTGCTGCAGAGCTAAACCTTTTAGATGGAGTTCCTGCAGGTCTTACTACGACAGAGATAGGTTACTTAGATGGTGTTTCTGCTAACATACAAACACAGTTAGACTCCAAAGCAGGTAGCCTTACAGACTTAGGTGTTACTTCAAGTGCGTCAACTTTGAACAATGCGGTTACAACAGGTAAGTCAATAGCTATGGCTATTGTTTTTGGATGATAAAAGGTAAATGAAATGAGTGCACCAAATATTGTAAATGTCAGTACCATTACAGGTAAAACTGATATGGCTACTTTAACTGCTAGTACGGCTACTATTGTCGCAAATGCTGCAGCAAGTAATAAAGTTTATAAACTTAACTCTATTATAGTTTCTAATATAGACGGTACAAACGCTGCAGATGTATCTGTATTCATAACTAGAGGTGTTACAAATTATTTTCTTGCACGTACTATTTCTGTACCTGGTGATAGTACTTTAATTGTTTTAGCTAAAGACACTGGAGTGTACTTGGAAGAAGACGATGACTTAAAAGCATATGCTAGTGCTGGTGATGATCTTCAAATTATTGTGTCTTACGAGATTATAGAGTAACAGTATGTCCAAAAAGTATAGAAGAAGAGGTGGTTTTTTAGGTCTTAAAAACCGTTTTACAAGAGACTACTCAGAAGCTGAAAGTGGTGTTTGGGATATGGGGGATGTCTCTGCCTCTAATTCAGCGCACCCAGTAGGTGAAGTAACTTTTACTGGTGTAGGAACTTCAACCTTCGTTATTCCAGACGGTGTTGAATATATCTCTGGTGTTTGCATCGGTGGGGGTGGTGGCGGTATGTACTACAATGCTAGTAGTTCAAGTTACACTTACGCTATGCAAGGCGGTGGAGGTGGTGGTCTAGCGTGGTTTAACAACCTAAAAGTTTCTGAGATGGAGGCAAATAATTCCGCTTCTAATCCTCGACAAATAACTATTGACGTAGGTGCAGGTGGTAGCCAAGGTGCTTATTCGAATGGGGCTACTGTTGGTGGTCATAGTAAGATTTATTGGATTGGTACTGGTAGTTCAGAACAATACATTAAAGCTGGAGGAGGAGGTGCTGGGAGATATGCGCAATATATATATGGTGGTAGTGGAAGTATGTCTGCTGGCTTTAGAAACAAACTTTTAGTTGATCAACAATACATAGAGTGGGGTTTGTATTCGGGTGGCCAATCAAGATACGATAGTGCTAGTGGTGGAACGGCATACGGACCTGCTGGAGGAGGAGGTGCTGCTGGGTATAGAGGCAACGGTGGTCAAGGAAGGCATAGTAACTACACAATAGGCGCTGGTGGATACTATGGTGGTGGAGCAGGTGGCGGTCCAGCCCCTCACCCTGATATAGACTTACACAGGTCAGGCGGTGGCGGTGGAGCACACGTATTTGGTATTTTTGGTAAAGAAAGTTATTCTTCTCCAGGTGAATACAGTGGCTCACACACCCTTAATATTGTACCAAGCCAGTATAGTGGTGCTGGATCAGGTGGAGCAGGGGCTTATCCAGGGGGTGCACCCTCTCACATAGGGTCTGATATTAGCGGTGGCCTATATGGTGGTGGGGGTGGAGGCTCTTCTAGTGTTTACTTCGGGCAAGGTGGCGATGGTGCACAAGGTATTGTGAGGCTTATGTGGGGAGATGGTAGAAAGTTTCCGTATTCCGCACAGTGGAATGGCAACAATGACCTCCGCTACAGTTCCCCTGGCAACTACTAAAATCTTGACAAATAAGTATTTATGAGTTCAACTAGTATCAAATATATGTTATACAATTAGTATGTCACATATTATTATACTGATATACCTCTTAGGTATAACCTCATATCACATCTTTATCCGTAAACTTAGTCCTTGGGAAAGTAAAATACCTAAGAGAAGAAGACTTTTGTACCTAATTAAATCATTTAGGTAGTACTAGAAATAAGGTATATTAACTATGGCTTTAACATCTATGGGTCTAAACCCTAAACAAACACAGACTATTCTTAATAGAAAGTTTGGTTATACAGGCTCGACTCAAACAGATGAGATGGAAGCCTTTATGCAATCCAAACCTGAGGCTGAGTCTGTCATACTTAAATTAGCTAAAGCAGCTAAGAACATTAAGAAGATGAACCAAGGTGGTATAGTTCCAAGAGAAACTAATATTGCTAACCAACCCCACAGACTTGCTTATATCAACCCTGAAGAAGAGATGATGCTTAAGGCTCAGGGTGGATCTGGTATGCCTGGCCCTGGTGGTATCCCTGCCTATGAAACTACAACTACAAATGAAGAAGAAAATCAAGACACTACTACAGAAGATCAAACTGCTACAACAGTACCCGCATCAGATCCAACAGCAGTATATTCTGGTACTGTAGCTACTCCTAACTTATCTTATCTTACTCCTCTATCAGATCAAGACATTGCAAAAGTACCAGAGCAGGATGCCTCTAAGGTTGATACTGCATACACTGTAGGTCAGGCTCAACAGGCTGGTGCACCTGTAACCCCTACTGTTGCAACTATGACACCTGAAACAGTAGCAGAACAGGTAAAGGCTGAGACTGAAGAAACACAGGCAGCACAAGGAACAGTATCCCCTGAGGCTCAGATTACTGCACAACAGCAGTTGACTACATCCGTGTCTGGTATGGAAGCTGCTCAGGGTACAGCCACTATGGTGAATGCTCCTCATGCCAGAGAGATCCAACAGGGTGAACTTATTGATGGTGTAGCAGACGCAGAAAAGGCTGCTCTATTTACTGAACAGATTGATGCAGCAACAGCTACCCCAAGTAAACAAGCTACAGTAGCAGGACAACTAGAAGGTCTAATGGCTCAGTTTGAGGGTGGTAACACACCTGCGTGGGCTGCAGGGTCTATGCGTACAGCAATGCAGACACTAGCTGCTCGTGGTCTTGGAGCTTCTAGCCTAGCAGGTCAGGCTGTAATTCAAGCTGCTATGGAATCTGCTATTCCTATTGCTCAGGCTGACGCAAGTGTTATTGCACAGTTTGAAGCACAGAACCTAAGTAACAGACAACAACGTGCAATGCTTGCAGCGCAGCAACGTGCTACCTTCTTAGGGCAAGAGTTTGACCAAGCGTTCCAGGCTCGTGTGCAGAACGCAACTAGGATTGCTGACGTAGCAAATATGAACTTCACTGCAGAGCAACAGATTGCTCTTGAAGATTCTCGTGCAGCTAACACTATGAACATTGCTAATCTAAATAATCAACAGGCTATGGTTATGGCAGAGGCTGCTGCGTTGTCACAACTAGACATGGCTAACCTGAACAACAGACAACAGGCTGCTGTACAGAATGCTCAGAACTTCCTTCAGATGGATATGCAGAACCTGTCTAACGAACAGCAGACTTCTCTGTTCAGAGCACAACAAAATGTTCAGGCTTTATTTACTGATCAGGCTGCAGAGAATGCGGCACTACAATTTAATGCTGCATCTGAGAACCAAACCAATCAGTTCTTTGCTGACCTTCAAGCTAACGTAGCTAAGTTTAATGCTGACCAAGCAAATAGTGTAGCACAGTTTGATGCTAATGCGGTAAACGCAACTTACCAATTTAACGTAGCACAGGATAACGCATTCAGGCAGTTCATGATTAATCAGAACCTAGCTGTTGCCCAAGCCAATGCTCAGTGGAGACAGCAGATTGCTACAACTAATCAGGCTGCTCAGAACGAGGCTGCTTTCTATGCAGCAAAAGAAATGAATGCCCTTAGTCAGGCAGCACTAGATGAAATATGGCAGAAAGAACGTGACGAAATAGATTACGTTTATAATGCTTATCAAAATGATCAAGACAGAGCAAACGCTATCATCCTTCAGAAACTAGCTGCTGATGCTGAGTTAGATGCTGCTAAATTACAGGCTGAGATTAGTGCTACAGAAGAGATTTCCAAAGCTGTTTATGACTGGATGTTTGAGTAAGGAATAACCCATATGCGTTTTAATTATTTAGATAAGTTAGAAGACTATAACAGATTTACTAAAGATAGATCTGGTGTAGACTCCTCTAAGAAGGGGGTAGGTTCTTATTCAAGGCAAAGAACTAAACAGTACATTGGCCTAGGACAAGCCTCTGCAGAAGACACTAAATACGGAATGCAGTCTGCAGCCCAAGGTGTAAGACGTATGTTTAAACAGTCTGACATTGAAAAGGCTAGAGCTGACTCTCAAGACACTGAGCTAGAGATGGCTGCTTGGATTGACAGCATTGAATCTGAAAGAAAAGAGAATGCACCAGAGGTAGAAAAAGAAACTTATGATGCTTTAAAATTGAGTGAAGAGCTATACGGTAAGAAAGGTGTTCAAGCTGGTAAACCTGCAGCAAACTCTTACTTTAACACACCTATTATTGAAGGTGGTTTAAGAGGTAACTCTCGTAAAGCTGGTGACGTATCCCCAGAAGTACAACAACAAATTGTAAATATGATTGTTGAGACTGGTAGTTCTTTGGATATGACTGACTACGAAATTGCTTATGCTTTGGCTACTGCAAGATTTGAGTCAGGATTCAATCCAGATGCTGCCGCCAAAACTACAAGTGCTAAAGGCGTTGGTCAGTTCGTAGATAAGACTGGTGAAGCATATAATCTTACTGCTGATAACCAGTGGGATGCAAGTGCTCAAGTTCAAGCACTACTTGAGCATACCATAGATAATTTTGAAATGGCTAGGAAGAAGGGCTACAGCAATGAGTATGTATACGCTCTACACCATGATGGTCCTTCCTTAGATCGGGGTGGTCTTGGTTTATCTAAACAAAACATTATGCCATTTGTTCCAAAATATTTAGAACTAATTAAGAAGTACAGAGGTGAAGAATAATGGACGGACCTATCCCAGGACAATCCCTAACAAGGACACCACGTAATGCTCTGTATGAGAGACCTCCAGAGATTGCTGATCCTAATGAGGCTGTAATATGGCACATGAAAAGACTGTCTGACCCTAAGAGGTTGGATAATCTTTTGTTTACTTTAGAGTATGGTGTTCCAGTTAAACATGCTACACAGGCAGCACTGACTGCTGCTGTTGCTAGAGGTATCCACAGCATTGACGTGAGTTTGATTATTGCTCCTGTTGTTCACAAATTTATTTCTTCTACTGCAGAAGAAGCTGGCATTGAATACCTAGATGACTTTGAAGGTAGAGAGCAAAAAGAACAAGACGAAAGAGCTAAAGTTCAAGCCCTACTGAAGAAGTCTGTTCAAGAGACACCTGTTGAAGAACGTGACGAAGGTTATGAGATGCTATCTGAAATGTCTGAAGCTGTAGAATCTATGGATATACAGCAAGAGACACAAGGTGAAGTTGCTGAAGAACTGCAAGAAGTAGCTGCTGCAATAGAAGAAGAGCCACAAGAGAAACCTCGTGGTCTAATGGCGAGAGGATAAGAGAATGAGCTTTCTAGGTACAATAGCAGTAGGTGCGATGGCAGAAGCCTACAACGAAGATAAAGCTGCTAAGGAAGCACAGGTAGCAGAAATTCAAATGGCTAAACGTCAGTGGTTATTTACTACTGGTATGGAAAATATAAAGAACAGACGTGAAAGACGTAAAGCTGCAAGTGCTAGAGTGTCACAGGCTCAAAGGTTTGGTTTCTCTCGTAAGTCTGCTATGGCTCTTGAAATGTCTGGTCAATTAGAGTTTGAATTAGACAAAGTTCAGAAGCTTATTGGTAACAATAAACTATCAGAAAAATATATTCCTACTCTAGTAGCTTACCTAGAGGGTAAAGTAGAAAACGATGAGCAACTATCGGCAGCTATAGCTAAGGGTCTTGAACCAGAAAGCTTAGTAAGTGAAGAGGAAATGTCTCTTGGTCTTATTAATTCTCTTGGGGATCTAAATGAACTACAAGAGCAGTTTATGAAAACAACAGAGGGTGGTTCTGTAGGTCTACCTGCATTCCAATACACTCCAACCAAAGGTGCTCGTATTGAGTTGTCTGATAGCAAGAGTATTCGTGCTCAGTTAGCTAGTACTCTTAATACAATGTACGCAGACAGCTTCCAAGTTAACGCAATGGGTGATGTTACATTTACTCAGAATGCTAAACCAGAAGTTCAGAAATTGTTTAATGATTTGGCGGCTAAGACTATAGAGCTTGCAGAAGATCCTACAAATTCTTATAGCCCTACATCTGCATTGAATACAGTTATCAGTACAATTCAAACAAGTCAGTTCGTTCCACCTAATGTTGTTGTAGAAAAATTAGATGAAGCACTTGAGACCCCTGACTTTAGCTGGGAACCATTTAAAGTAACACCCCCTCCATCTACTCCTGGTCCTAACAACGACAATCCAGCAAACGATTAAGGTGATGTATGAGCTACGTACAAGAAGCAGAGGGTAAGTATTTTACTGACCTTCTAGATAATGAAGAGTTCCAGCAAGACCTTAAGAACTTCTTTTCTGGTGGTCGTTATAACTACTCTAAGGAACAGCTAGATGACGTTGAGCAGTTAGCTGATGACTTCGCACAACATATGAGATGGCAGTCTACTAACGAAGCTACCGCTGTCTATGATTTGTTGTACGTTCAAAAGTCAGACAAAGAAGTATCAAGAGATGGTAAGGTTTCATTTGGGAAACTAATGCAAGCCTACGATGTTTCTGAGGGTGGCGGTACTGGTAAGCTCGAAGGTGCTTGGGATTACTTCTCAGCTTTTGCGGCATCCCCCTCTACTATTGGTACTGCTGCAACATTTGGCTTTGGTGTAGGTTCTAAGATAGCAGCCAAGGCAGCATCTAAGACTTCTCAGATGGCGATAAGAGCTTATGCGAATAAGCTACTAGCTGAAGGTATGTCTAAACAGGCTGTCAAAGAAGCTGTCAAGAAGAGTGTAACAAAAGAGGGAGCCAAGGCTGCAGCTATATCTTTTGGTGCTGAAGCAGCAATAGGTGGTGTGTCTTCTTATGCTCAGGGTGAAACAAGAGAAGAAGTTATTCCAGGTTACGAGTACACAACCACTGACCTCGCTATTGATGCTACCATTGATGGGACTCTGGGTTCTGCAGTAGGTGGTTTAGGTGGTATGTGGACACAATCCACAAAGAACAAAGCTGCTGATGCTCTTGTAGATCAAGCCAAGAAAGCAAGTGATATTGCTAAAGCTAATGCTAAAGCTGCTGTAGATTTTATTAGTAATAGTAATCTCCCTGAAGACCAGATCAACGACACCATGTCTGACATAGCAGACTTAGCTCAGATCTTTAGAGCAAGGGAAGCTGGTAAAGCATTAGATCCACTGGATGAAGAATCAGTAAAAGAAGGTCAGATGATCTTTAGTCGTATGCTTGACGAAAGAGCTAACGAACTTATCGCACCTGGCTTAGATATGAATACTGTCAGAGGTATTGCTGCAGCAAGTATTAGGCTAAAGGAAAGACTGAAGCTTAGACCAGGGGAACGTGTAAGCTCTGGGGTAGCAAGAGCTATTGCTGATGGTTCTATTCAAACAGATGAACTAACAGATATAAGAAGACAGTTTAACTTATCTGCTGAAGAGATGTCTTACCTTTGGTTAGCTGAACTATCTAAAGCTGGTAGTGTTCTAGCTGAAGGATCAAAGATTAAAAGGGCAATGACACAAGAGATAGATATCCTTGCGAGTCAGGGTGCCTCTGTGTTCACAGGTAATGAAGCATCAGAAGTTCTAGGTAATCTAGAAAGAGGTGGAGCCTACAGTTTCCTTCAAGACCTTGACCAAACACGTATTGCTTTCATGACTTCGCAGCTAGGTACTACAGCAGCTAACGTTGCCACTGGTGGTTATAACGTTATTGTTGATATGTCTGACTCTTTCTGGAAGGATGTGTTGGATGCGACTGTAGGTAATAAGATGCCAGATGGTTCTGTTAAAAGACAGTGGACCAACAGAACTTTATCTACATTGAAAGGCTTTACACTTAACAGAAAAGAATCTGAAATACTTGGGGCAATGCTTATTGAAGATGCCCCCATGAAGTTTACTGAGTTATTTTATGAGAGCCAACGTGTCGGTGATCTAACACAGTCTAATAACTTTCTAAATAGAACAGCTAGGTTTGTTAATACCCTTAACATGGCTACTGACTCTGTGTTTAAACAAGCATCTTTCTATGGTGCCTTTGACAGAAGACTAAAAGAGATTAATGATCCTGAGTTAGGTACAAGCTTTGCTGAGTATTTAAAGAGACACACAGACTTAGAGGCAGCAAGGGCTGCTGGTGTTGTAGACTATGCGACAGACTACGCCAAACGCTTTACGTTTCAACGTGGGTACGAAGGTGATAAGTCTTTGTTTGGTCAGACAGCACAAGGTGTTCAGTCTTTACATAAAAGATTTCCTTTCCTTATCTCTGAAGGGATGGGTATTCCGTTCCCTCGTTACGTAGCTAATCACTTGGAATACGTGAATGACTACACACCTATCGGTATTGTAACTGGTGGTGTAGATCGTTTAGAGAAAGCTTTATACAGACAAGACGATAAAGCTATTACACTAGTAGGTGACCAGTTCAAGACTGGTAGGGATCGTGTAGCTAGACAAATGACTGGTGCCATGTTGACTATGGGTGGTGTTTGGTTAGCTGCAGAGAAGAATGGTGAGATAGACTACGATAAGATCGTATCTTCTACTGGTGCTGAGACAGATGCAGGACGTACTGCTGGTCCTTGGGCAGCTAATCTTTTAATTGGTGACCTTATCTGGAGGTCAGGAATACTAGGTAATGAACCTTTACCTATTAGTTTTGAGTCATTTAAGAAGAATGCTGGTGAAGTTCTAGCGGGTATGGGTGACCTAGGTTTTGATCTTGGTCTTGTAGCAGACTTAACTGATGCAATAGAAACTGGTGAGTTTTCTGAGGCTGCATACAAGAGACTAGGTAATATTGTTTCTACCTTTACCTACCCTGGGACTATGGCTAGAGATGCTGCTGGTCAGCTATCTGACTTCGCTAGAGGTAACCCATACGTCAGAGATGTAAGGGGTTCAGAGGTTACTGGAGAAAGAAACTTCCTTGAAGAAATTGTTGGAGAAGGTGTGTTCCGCAATCAAGCCCTAAGATTTATAATGGATTCTCAAGGTGTAGGTCTTACACAGACAAAGAGAGGAACTAATCAAGATCTTAAATTGTATTCTCCCTTTAATCCTACTCCTATTGGTGGGTACAACCCTATCTCTAGACAGTTTGGTTACACACAGGAACCACCTAGTACTGAACTACAAAAAGAATTAAATGTTCTTGGACTAGAGGAGTACAAACTATATGGGAATACAAAGACTAGAAATGCTAGTGTTGATTACGCAGTAAGAAAACTGTTGGCAGTTGGTATGTCTGGTGTCCCTACTATGGCTGAAGAATTTAAAGAGTGGAAAGGTAATTGGAAACTTACAAACAGAACTGAGTTTGCTGGTAGAACCTACGATGAACTAGGGGATGACTACGAACTTAAAAAGTTAGCACTACAAGACTTTGTGAATCACAGGATTGCTAATGCTCAGGATCTAATGACTGGTGCTTTTGAGAGAATGCTTGAGAGTGATTCTGGTAGGAAAAGGGCTGCAGGTTTTGTTAGAAATAACTACGTAATTAAACAGGCACAACTTGAGTCCAGTACTGGCAGAACCTTTGACGATTTAGTTTCTATTATGACACGCAGTGAAGCAGTGAAGTATAAGACTGCAAGAGAATATCTTGAAGACTCTTCTAGTATTGAAGAAGAACTATCAAGAAGACAAAAGATAATGCAGTTTGCTGATGATAACTATGACTTTGAAAAGGATATATTTCCTACTCAATTCTTAGGTGCTGCAGAAACATACCAATAAAAGAAAACCCCCAGTGGAGTGCTGGGGGTTTAGTTTAAGACGACTTATCTCTAGTCTTTTTATAATCAAGCATAAGTTGGGAGTAGCTGTATGCTTGGTCAACGATCTCGCCTGATCGTAAATACTTTCCAGATGCGAGGAGACCAGATAATGCCGCACCTGCAAAGTAATCCCTAGTTGGTATATCACCCACTGGAATATCCTTTTGAACAAACTCTTGGGCTTCCTGCTCAAGGGTTTTCTTTTTTGTTGTTGGCTTCTTTACGCCACTTCTATTAGTTTTTTGAGATACCATTCTGCTTTCTCCAAGTCCTGCACACCGTTCTTATAACGCCAGCGATGCATGTACTTTGCTATGTTGCCTCTAAGATACCCTATGAACTCTTCTCTGGTAAGGAAGTCTTTGATGTAATCAATACATTCGATCTCACCCTGACCATAGTGCTTAGGTTTTTGAACTGCGTCAAAGAAATCTTCACACTCTGCACACACACCATTATCATCCAATAGATTATCACACTTACAGCAAT